ACCTGCGCGGCACCGGCATCACCTCGCTGCCCGACAACCTGACCGTGGGCGGCTATCTGGACCTGGAAGGCACCGGCATCACCTCGCTGCCCGACAACCTGACCGTGGGCGGCTATCTGGACCTGGAAGGCACCGGCATCACCTCGCTGCCCGACAACCTGACCGTGGGCGGCTCTCTGGACCTGGAAGGCACCGGCATCACCTCGCTGCCCGACAACCTGACCGTGGGCGGCTCTCTGGACCTGGAAGGCACCGGCATCACCTCGCTGCCCGACAACCTGACCGTGGGCGGCTCTCTGTACCTGCGCGGCACCGGCATCACCTCGCTGCCCGACAACCTGACCGTGGGCGGCTCTCTGTACCTGCGCGGCACCGGCATCACCCCGCTGCCCGACAACCTGACCGTGGGCGGCTATCTGGACCTGGAAGGCACCGGCAGCACCGATACGTCAAGCGTCAATCGCAACGCGCCGTCGATGCTGACGTGGCAAAATGGCCGTTACATCCTGGCCGATGATATCTTTTCCGAGGTCGTGAACAAACGCGGCGGCGTGTGGAGGTTGAAAAACATAGGCAAGAGCGAGATCGTCTATCTGGTGACTGACGGCGAAGGCCGCTACGCGCACGGAAAGACCATCAAGGGTGCCCGCGAAGACCTGATTTACAAGATCGCTGACCGCGACAAGTCTGCATACGAAGGGCTTGGGCTCAACCATGAATTTACGTTCCAAGAAGCGATCGAGGCGTACCGCGTCATCACCGGAGCCTGCGCAGCTGGCGTCAAGCAATTCGTTTCCAGCCAGGAGCGCAAGGACAAGTACAGCGTGCAGGAAATCATTGGCATTACTAAAGGCCAGTACGGACACGCATCGTTCGCCGAGTTCTTTTCGGCAGCATGATTGATAGTAGGCAGACCATGACTCTCACTTGTCCACGACCAGCCTCCACGCCCTACCACGTAAGGGGCAAAGACACGAAATGTGAGTGGCTGACGCCACCCGAAATCATTCAGGCGCTCGGTCCGTTCGACCTAGATCCGTGCGCTCCGGTTGAGCGCCCATGGGCAACCGCTGAACGGCACTACAGCATTTTGGACAACGGCCTCTTGAAGTCGTGGATGGGCCGCGTGTGGCTCAACCCGCCCTATGGGCGTCAAGCCGCTGCATGGATGGAGAAGATGGCAAAGCATGGCAACGGAATCGCCCTGACTTTCGCCAGGACCGATACGTCCATGTTCCACGATCACGTTTATCCATACGCCTGGGGGCTGATGTTTATGCGCGGTCGGCTCGCCTTCTGCAACGTTGACGGGACCAGGGCCGAAGCTCGAGCGGGCGCACCGTCAGTCTTGATTGCATACAGCGAAGCGGATCTCGCGGCCATCAAGTCGAGCGGCTTGGATGGTCGGGCGATTGGATTAAAGGATGGAGGCTCAAATGCGTGAGCATGAATGTAAAGGGTGCCCTCAATACAATCTTTTAAAAGCAGACCAAAACCGCTCAAGCACATGGCGCGATATGTGTTTGGTCGATTGCAAAGAGGCAGCAATCGGCAAGCCTGGATGCATCAAAAACAAAAAAGCAACCGATTCAAAATCAGTTGAGGAAAACAAATGAGCATATCGAGACGACAATTCTTGAAGGGTCTGGCCGCCCTTGCGGCTTCCGCCGCTATCCCGGTTCCCGCCTTCTCCTGCCGACGCGCTCCATATGTTACCGTAGGTGGCGGTACGGTTAGCTATATCGGCCACTGTCCAGGTGGATTCATCGGTTCAAAGGTCGTTCATTCTGTTGGCCCGTGGGACGCGGTTAAACGTGCCATCTACGACGCCGACAAGGTGCAGGGGTAAGCCATGTCCAGAGAAGCAATTGAATATCCGCGCTGTGTGAATGGTCGGGAATCACTCTCCGACAACTATTTCATCCTGTCGCTCGGCAAGATCGTGTGTGGGTACTGGATAGGATTCACAATGCAGCACGTACTTGTGGGTGCTGGACTTGCTGAATGGAAGGAAGGCGACAAGGGCGTCACTCCTACCACGAAAGGGAAAAAGGTATTGTATGACCTGACATTCGGCGGCGGGAGTCAGTATTTCCTTCTCCCGACCGGGCCGCACCCCACCCGTGAATGTCATTAAATCTGTAAGAGGCGTATCATGGATGATTTTCACCGAGAAATGCGACGCATTCAGTGGAGGCATTTAAGACGTTTGATTTTCAAGGCCATCATTCTGTGCGGTTCAATCGCGCTGCTACTAAAACTGGAAAACTACATTCGATAACCGAGAATAGGGAATCAGCAGTTCAACGTTAAGGAGAAATACAGTGGAAAAATTCGACTTCAAAGAAGCCTGCAAGGGATGTACTATAGCTTCTGAAACAGACTGCACATTGCAATCTACTGAGTTCGGTTGCGTCCGAGAAACGCACGAAGCTGCCACCGAAATGCTAACCTTCTTCCATGGTCGGTGCGGAGCGGACGATTCGTCGATTATTGAAATCATCTGTAACGGCGAACACTCCGATTTGTACGCCCAGCACGTTGCAGATTTGTTCACTCGGCTTGAAAAGGCGGTCGGTTTTGCAAAGGGGTAAGGTAAGCAAAAAGAAAATTGTGAAGCTGCTCAAGAAGAACGGCTACGCCTTGGACCGCAAGGCCAAGCATGAGATTTGGGTGAAGTGCGGGCATGAAATAACCGTTTCCCATGGGCAGACCGTGTCGGGAGCTATGGCCGCGCATATTCGCTCTCAAGTCAGAAACCCAGTCTACAAAAGCGAGGCATACAATGGATAAATGTAACTGTGCCAAATGTGTGAAGAGGCGCAGGGCATCAGTCGTGAAGTGGAAGAACTCCGTAAAGATTCTCAAAGACAATAAATTTATATTTGACCTGTGCATGGCTGCATAGGTCGCACTATCCGCAAGAGGCGTACATGCTTGAACTGAGCAAGACATTCAGCATCAAGAAAACCACGTTCGACATTGGTGCGGCTATCTCAACGTCGTGGCCCCAGCTCTGGTACGTGACCTGCAAACGTGGTCATAAATCGTGGCTACCGCTCGCTATCAAGGTCACCCAGGAGAGGGACGGAAAGGGCACGCTTGTGTTTTTGATAATCGGTCCGCTCGGTCTGCATGTCGGGTGGATGTAACCCTATCTGTAAGAGGCGTATCATGGAACCCGCATCCGCTTTTGTAAAATCAGCTACTTGCGTGGCCAGTGATACAAAAGTGATACATGACAGCTACGGCCACACCACCGACCACGGGAAACCCTCTTGCTGTGGCACGTCTCGCAGGGATTGTCGTTTCGTCGCCCAGGCCGTCCTTTCCTCGTCGGTCAAGGGCGCGTCGGCCAGTTGCGTCCAGTCGCTTTCGGCCAGCAGCCGGTCGCGCTTCGCCCGGACCTTATCGGCCTCGGCAGCGTCCCTAGCCGCCTCGTCCACCACGGCGGTGACCGCCGTCTCGCGGTAAACCAGGTCATCGCCTTTGACCCACTCAGTCTCGTAAGTGGTGAACGGCTCGCGTTTGATGGGCACAGCCTCGTTGTAGCCGATCTCGTCGCGCTGGGCCGGGGTCAGGTCCGCGAATTTGCGAATGTATCCGTCGTATTCGACGCGGGCCGGGGGTCGCAGTCTCACGGTACCGTCGGGATATCTCCACATGATAGTGCCTCCTTATTGTGCGTTGCTGTATTTGGCCGGGGTCAGCAAGACGCCCGCCCAGTTGTAGGTAGTTCCGCTGGCGTTCTGCGTGGTACTCACGAGCTTGAATCCGCAGGAGGTGAACATCACCACCGCGCCAGGCGTACCGTCGTTGGTGTAGGTGGTCCCTTCGATGGTCACGGATTCCAGGGATGCCCCAGTCCATATATGCGGACCGTTGGCAACCCCGTTGCCATCATAGGCCCCGGACAACGAATAGTCGTCGTCAAGCATGTTGGCGTTTGCGAGGGTAATGAACCCGTCCGGCTGCGTGTAGGCGTATCCGTGCTGGCCGAAGTCCACGGACACGTAGCCACCGTCGTATTCGCCGACGCCGGGAGCGACCGGTTGCGGGGTAAACGTGATAAGCGGATTCTCGCCAGTAGCCGGGTCTCCGTTGAGAATCCAGGTACCGTTATGGCTGACCCACATTTTCCCGGCCGATGGGTCCACGGCCACGCCGAGAACGTCGCCATCGGCAAAAGGCCCGGGGTACCCGACGTCGGTTCCTACCACACCGTCCTCGTATTTGACGAGAGATGTGGAACTCTGGACGCGGAGTCCCCAGGACCCGACGAAGCCACCGACCACGGGAGTGTGTTCCAGGCCAGCCTCTGCACCCGTAGCTATGCCAAAAGTGTGGTATAGGATGCCTAGGTTGGGATCACCAACCTCGAAGTAAAACGGGAAGCCTACCACGGCTGTGCCGAATATGCTGCGGTTGATCCCGCTGGGATAGCATCTAAACTTCAGGTTACCGTCGCTCAGTGTCCCGCCTGTAGTATATTCGAAACCACGCAGGGGGTTGATTACTGCGTAGTTGTTCGTAGGCGTGTCCACGGACTGAATCGCCCCGGTCAAGTCCCAATCGTTACCATTTCCCGAGTAGTCCGCGCCAAGATTGACCGCGTCGGAGAAGTCCAGCAAGGTGTGGATGACCAGGCCGGCCAACCAGCGCGGCACCCACAGCCCGGTCACCACGCCGGATGCCTGATAGAAACTGGTGTAGTCCAAGGCCGCTTCAACGATGACGAGCCGCGAGACATATCCAGCGGTGGCCCCGGCGTACTGGGTCAATGCCTCGGCCAGCAACCCGGCGTAGGTCGTGGCCGAGGTCGTGTAACTGCCGACCTGGATATCCTGTTTCCAGACAGTGACCGTGGTCCCGACCTTGCGGATGGTCAGCAGATAATGGTGCGTGGGGTCGCACAGCGGGTAGGCGATATCCACCACCGTGGGCTTCCAGCAAAGGGCCATGGTCGCGTTGTCAGCCACGGCACCGGAGGACGAGAATCCGAACTCGCACAAGGCTGAATACCTGATATTGGCAGGGTATATGCTGCCACCGGTAGGCAAGATCACATCGTGTACAAGGCCCATATCCTATACCTCCGTGTTGGCAAAGATGATCCACTGGTTTGTCCCGTCGTTGACCAGGGATATAACGCAGCCACTCTTGGTGGAATCATACATGCCAACCACCTTATCATACCCCGCGTCATAGGCAACAGTACCGCCGCCAGTGAGCAGGAGCGTCACCCGGCCCACGCCAGTAATCATGCCAAGCACCGTCTCTGGTGTTGCCCCAGCTTTTTGGTAGTCGGTTAGAGTACCAATTTCCGCTTGCGCCCCCCATACATAAAACCCATTAACACCATTTCCGAGATAGTTGGTAGTGGTTCCGTCGAAAAACCGAACGCCATTGTTGTATGCGGTTATACCAGTTCCGAGAGAGTACGTTAATGAACACCTATACCACCCGGACCCAACGTCAACAATAGACGAGTCTAGGAACACCCCTGTACCGGAAAAGTAAGCCAATGTGCTAGTCACAGTAGAAAGGTTGTAACGCGCAACAACATAGTTGGTACTGTTTATCCCGTATAACTCGAATTGAGTGTTCTCAGCGGCCTTGGCGTAGATTGAAAATGTGACTACGGAATTGTCCGGCACAGATACATTCTGGGATCTTGTCTTAATCGTAGTAGCCGAATCCTCGACTAACTTGTCAGCGGTCAATGATCCATCCGGGGCGGCTATTGCATCAATCGTTACTGTACAGTTTGACGCAACCCACGCAGAAACAGGGTTTCCCTCGGAAGAGGTTCTAAAGTCTTCTGACGACTTTATCAAATTCTTTGCAGTGTCCACAGTGCGGAGCGACCCGGCAGACACGGCGATGTCACCCGAGGTGTAGGCGAGTGGTGTTTCGGTGAAGCCAACAGTCAGGGTGTTGGTGGTGTCAGCCTTGAGGATGCCGGGATCATAGGCCTCTACTGTGACACCGATGTCGCCAGTGACCAGGATGTCGGCGGCTGCGGGAATGGCGTCTCTCGCAGCCTCGGCTGCGGCCTGAGCGGTCTCGGCGAGTCCTTGAGCGGTCTCGGCCAGGACCTTTGATGCTGAAGCTGCTGTGGCGTAACCTTGGGCATTTGATATTTCATCAGATGTTGGGCCGTTTGTAAGGGCAGTCCCACCGGAGTTCCACGCTAGAGCCTTCCCCCCTTCCGGGTCAGGCACAGTCAGACCGGTGAAAGACGATGATTTTTTCAAGACAAGGGACCTGCTGGCATCTCGCCTGGCGTCTTGGATCATTCGTGTGATGGCATCCAATTGAGCGTTAATTTCTATTGCCCTGTAGTCCCCGCTAACCTGGAAATCCGTGGTCCTTTCAACCGTGGTGTCCCTTTCAATGGTGATCGTATCGTTGATTGCCGCACCGACCAGCAAGGTGATGTTGCCGGTGCTGTCTTCTCCGATGGAGACGGTGTAATCGGTTCCGAGCGAAAGGACAATCTCGGCGGACGTGAGGGCCACCAATTGGATAACAGTCAAGTCCGATTCGTCCCCGACGGGAAACGTGAAATCAAAAACCGTTTGCCCTGCGGTGGCCGTGTATCGGTCCCGCGCCGTGTTTTCTGAGGTAGCCATTATTTGCCCCCTGTGAGCGCTGTGGCGCGTTCTGTCTGTTTATTGATAACCCTATCCCGCAAATCTGGGAACTCTGCTAACATGCGGTCCTGTGCGGCTAAACGGTAATCGCCGATAACGCCCTTGATAACCTCTGACTGTAATCCGTCAGGGCCGCTGCTCATATTTTTGAACCCAGGCTGTCCAACGATAGCTTTCAATTCCTCGAAGGCCGGTTGCCCGGCGAGTTCGACGTATCGTGAATACTCCTTAGCCGTCAGCTTGACGCCCTGGATTTGCTGCCTTGGCATGGACACGCTGGTCTTGTTGTCCAGTATGGCCTGGTCTACCTGGTTCGGGTTGTCCGCACTGGCATAAATAGGGGACATGGCATCATATGCCCATCCGATCCTCGAGGCCCTATTGATGTCCCGGCCCCAAAGGTCTTTGCGGGGTGGCAAGTCCTTCGAATAGCCGGGGACTCTCGACCGGAATTCGTTGGTGATGGCCGCGAGGTATTCGCGGACCGGTTCGGAGATGTTGGGCATATCGGCCACCAGGGGATCAGCCGCGCTTGTTCGCGTCTGCCTAACCATAGGGTCAAGGGCCTGTGCTACTTGTCTGGTGAGAGAGCTGTATGGGATGAGACTGCCCGCAAACTTGAGCAGCCACTTGTCTGGCGTCATGGTCGGGTTTCTGGGGTCCATCGCGCCTATCGCGTCGTACAGCCCTTGAAGGTACGTTTTGCTGGCAAAATTTTGCGCGAATGCAACAGCCCCGGCAGACACCAAGCGGCCACCTTCTTCTTCATCCAATTGAGAAATTATTTCCGTGATATCGGCTGAAAAACCAATGAGGGTCCCTATCGGGTCCAGACGGTTGTAGGCGTACCACTTATCTCCGATTTTAAGCGAATACGGCCGCCATCCCTGACGGCGCAAGGATTTTACCTGCTTATGATCAGCCGGTCCGGCGCCGGACACCAGCCCGTCAGCGGCGAAATCGCCGACAGTCAACATCAGAGCAGAACCAGAGAGGACCTTGGCCCACGCAGTAGCTGCCGAGGCACCGCCTTTGCGTATGTCAGACCTTACAGCCCTGGAGGCAAAAGCCAGAGGTGTGCGCTCAAATGTGTATTTGAGTATATTCGCCGGAGTGCGCATGAAAGGCATGATAAATTTGCCCCCTGGGACTTTGCTGACCAGCCGTTGCAAGGCCTGTCCACGCTCGCCCAACGGGCGCGTAAAGGTCTGATAACCGGCGAAGTCGACCCCTTTGTTAATAAGATCATCGGTCGGGTCCAAAGTGAGGTCGGCAATCCGTTCTGCGAGTTCTTTGCCTTCTAGCCCCTCGGACACAGCCTGTCGGTACGCCTGCGCGTTGACCTCCATGCGGTATCCGATAGACTTAAAAAGGGAGTCGGTGCGATTTAACAAGCTGCCTGGAGCATTGATAAACTTCCCCGAGTAATCAAAAAATTTGCCCCACGCCTTGGCCGGGTCGACCCCAAACGCCTCAGCACTGATGGCGTCTGTATACCCTTCAATCTTGCTGAACTGCTCAAACACGTCGGCAAGGCCTTCGACCCCTTCGGCCTTCTTGCCTAGGGCAAAAAGTTTTACCCCATCGCGAACGCCCTTCGTGAATCCATACGCCTGTGCCGCGACTTCCCCGTACTGTATTTCGCCGCGATAAAACACATCCGAAATAGCGGCGGAAAGGTATTTTTCAGGGATAGCCCAGAGAGCGGTTACGCTGTTCGAGAGCGCGTTGACAAGCTGTGTTTTTGGGCTTGATAGCAAACCGTTAATCCAAGTCTGATAGAATGCATCGCCAAGCTTGGACTTCATGCTCTTTTGAATTACGAGATTCAACCCTGTGGGGTTGTCCGCTACTTGGACTATGGCCCTTGCCAGTTGCCCGATAGGGGCAGATCCGCCGCTGGAATTCATCAATTGATGGATTGCCCCGGCTCTCATTTCGTCAGTACCCGCGGGGATAGCCCATGAACGCAAAGCCCTTGCCGTTTCTGTCCTGGCAGCGAACACTTCGCTCTGAATCGCGGAGTGGACGGCCATTGCCCGTCTAAAATTATACATGTCCGCTTTAGTCGCGGAGGGAGAAGAGGCAATCCTCGCAAGATCAGTCAACTGAGACGCAGATGTATTCAGCACTTCTCGAGCAGCGATAGCTTCCGGGGCGGACATCGGGCCGGGAGCGCGCCCGAGCAAGTCTTCAAGGTTTGTGTAATGCTCTGAACTGGCATCAATCATATCCTCGAAGGACATGCGCCCACCAGTTGCTTTCTGAATATCGGATGATTTCAGTTCTGCCATGTTGCGGATCATAGCCTTAACATCATCACCGGACTGTATCCTGGAATAATTGATGAAGACCTGATCTTTCGTCTCTGGAAGAACTTCAAACCCCATAGCCTGTTTAACTTCGTCTTCCATTTGTTTGACACGCAGCACAGCCGCTTCTTCTTCCGACACGGCGGACAAAACCTTAGCCTCTGTGGGCTGTACTTGCCTTATGGCTACATAATCTTCATCCGGGCGACCGAGACCGGCGGTTATTTCGTCCTCTGCGACAGGCTGTATAAATTCCTTTGCCGAGTCTTCAATGGCATCCTTAGCGGCCTTGTCAGCAGGAGTGATGCCTAGATCAGCGGCCTCGAGTTTCAACCGGCGTTGCGCCTTGTAATACTTGAAAGCCCTGCCCAGCCCCTCAGTGGCGATACCAAGGCCAGCCCCTTCAAGGACGTTCTTCATGCGTCCTTCCCAGGCACTTTGATTCTCTGGATTGGTGTCAGCCAGGTAATCGGGGACGATAGCACCAAGCGCCGGGACTTCATTCAGGAAGGTGGACAGACGCGCCTCGAATGGATCAAAGGCGACAGCGTCGGCAATCGCGCCAGCCGTCATGGACTGTAAGACAGCACCACCCACACCGAGAGCCTTCACGCCACGTGCAGCCGGTATAAACGCCGTCATGAATTGCGATGCGGACCGGATGAACCCGCCCGTAACTGACTTCGGCTCTGCCGTTTCCGGGAGTCTCGCGGTGCGCTCCACCATGCCCTGTTGGACAAGCTGGCTAACCTCGTCACCGATTAGGATGTCAGGGTCAAATTTACCATCCTTGGTGAGCTGGAAAAACACTTCCGGGACGCCAATCTGGGACAGGCTCTGTTCAATGTCGACGCCCACATCGAGCATCTCATTGATGGCCTCCGAGAAGCCACCATAAATCTGGGGGACAGCCTCCCGTGCGCCGGTCAATATGTCACGGGCTACAGAACCAACACCGCCAAGGAATCCGCCGTCCGCCGAACCCGGGTCAGCGTTCGGGGCGTTATCTACAGTCTGGACAGCGTTGATGTCCTGCGGCTGCCTCTGGGGGGTGTTAAACATCTCCTCAAAGGCGCGCTCAGACTGACGGATTTCTTCGTCTTCTGTCCGCTTCTTGTATTCTGCGGAGTAATCGTCTTCCGGGCTGACAAGATTCTGCATTATTCACCACTCTGTTTAGGCATTGCCTGCTGGGCATCTGTCCACATATTCAACAGCCGCAACTGACGGGCGTATGAAGTCTTTGTAATACGGCCGCTCTCAGATGCATTTTTAAGCGCCTGGTAAGTCTTCTGGATGTCTACCGTGCCGGGGACAGGGCCGGGGACTGAGAACCTAGGAGCAACAAGGCCAGAAGTGTATGTATTCACACTCTTGGCATCCACCCGATTCTCAATGTCTGTCCTGACCGCTATCGGGCTTTCTCCCTCACGGACACGCAAGTCATACTCTGTCATGGCATTATTGCGCCTGCGCTCGGCCACCGGGTTAACACGCTCCAGCGGGCCAGTAACAGCCATGGAATTGTACAGCATCTTTCGCTGTTCAGAGGCCATATCAGGCGCGCCGGTAACCAACTTCGCGTTTTCAGTGAGCAGCTTGGTCACATCGGACTGTGTCAATTTGTCCCTATTGGCATTGACGAAACTGGTCACGTCCTGACCTTGGTACATCATCGTTTCGGCTTCAACCTTTGTATCCGGGTCGCTGAAATCAACGCCCGGTGATTCGATCGCCTTGACCATGTTCTTTGATTCTTCATAGCTGAGTTGCCCGGAATTGTACATTACGGTAACTTCATGGACAGTCAGCGGCGTGGCACGCATCCCGGTGTCAGGGTCAACGCGCCCTTCTATCCTCGCCCAAGCCTGTATAGCGTTATTTTGCTGATCCTTCTCCAGGATCTTCGCGTATTCGTCTTCTTGGCGCGACCTCATCTGATTCTCGAAAGAAAGTTGCCCTTTGGCATAGCGGACTAAATCGTCATACCGCTCATCGCCCAGCTCGTTCTTGATATTGACGGTCACGGCCTCGCCAGTCGGCTGTCCGTCTGGGCCATATTGATTGATATTGAACTCAAGCTTGCCATCAATCATCTTTTGGATAAGTCCGAAGCTAGACCCGTTCTTGTCGATATATCCCTTGACAGCAGACGAATACATGTTGTCGCGCATTGCCTGGATTTGCTTCTGTGTCTCCAGCTTACTGAACAGAGGCAACCCGTCAGGACCGATCTGGTTCATTGAGCCTTCAATGCGCTGAATGTCAGACAGCATCCGGCCCATCTGCATGGTGGACTTTTGCTGATCATCGGAAAACAGCAGAGAGGCGTTTTGCTCGTGGTCCCTGCGCATTACCTCGCCCAACTGGAAAACGTCCGATCTGGCCGAATCTCGCGCCAATCCGGCGTACTTGTTGGTCACATCAGCAAGGCCAGCCTGCTCCTGCAGCATATACCGCTGTTCGAAGGTAGGGACCAGCCAGGGGGCAACGCCCTGGATCTCCTCGGACACGCCCCGCATGTACGCCTTTGATGCGGCCATAAACTTGGCTGGATCAGCCGGGTTCTCCTGCTGTATGCGTGTCAGGGCTGCTCTGGACTGCAATTCTAGACGATTGGTATAGCTCTGGATGGCAGCCCGGTTGAAGGCCTCGCCACTGATGGTATTCTCATCACGTAAACTCGGTGCACCGAAAGCGCCGGCCTGAACGCCTTCGCGCTGTGCTTGGGTAGAAGCGCGCCTGTCGGCCTCATCAGCCAGAACATTAGCGACATTCGCCAATGAAATGGACGTCTGCCGCCATGCGTTAGCTGCGCCAGTGTCGTAATTGATATTAATAGGCCCGGACAAGGACGCCCTGGAGCGTATACCTGTGATGCGTTCTGCCATATTATCGCCTCGCGGCCCTAGATATTCCGATCGCGCCAGTCTGTGCGGCACCAGCTAAGCTACCAACGAGGGAGGACGTCCCCTGGCTTCTCGCTATACTCGCCTGTGTCTGTCTGGCCGCTGCGCGCATTTCTGCATCGGACCGGGTAATTCCAGTTTCAAATTCAGCCTCGGAAATAGCCTGGATCTTGCCCGTAGCGATACTTCCTGTAGGGGCCAGACCGGACGCAAACGCGGCGACAGTCTGTGCAGCAAGGTTGTCGTTCAATTCCTGCAATATGCGCAAGGAGTCAAGACGCCCCTGCAGCTTCTCCTGCTCTGCCTGCTGCTCTGCCAGTTGGGCCTGCTGTTCGGCAACACCCATGCCAGCCAACCCGCTGACTATACCCGCCGCTGAACTGGCTATAAACAGCCCTGTGGAAAGAGATTCGAGCAACCCGCCACCGGTAGCGCTGGCAGCCATTGCGTTGGCGAGCATACTCCCTGCCGCGCCGGAGACGCTCGTGGCCGCTGCTGTCCCTGCCGCTGCTGTCCCTGCGGTCGTGGCGCTTGACGTAAATAAAGCCGGTAACATCGTAGCCATCATCCGCCCCTTACTGATATTTCGGCAGCGATGCCGAGGATTTTCATATTCAAGCTGTCTTGCTGATAGACGTTAACCTGTCCGAAATCGTCCCACCCCAGGACGCCACGTACGGACGTGTCCCCGGTGAACGACGGGATAGGCTGATCCAGCAGGGTTGCCCCAAGTTGCCTGAAGGCGACCAGATTGCGATTAACGTAAAGGCTGGAGGTATCCCTCAGTCTCAAATGTACTTGCACAATCCTCTTCTTGGTCCCGAAAATCGACCCAGATGACAAATTGGGCTCAACCGGCATGGTCTTTACCCATGTTTCTCGATATACCCCGTCGCCGCTATCCGTCACATCCGGGAATCTCAGGCCTACCTGATATGTCTCCATGCTGGCACGAGGGAAATCGACCGTGGCATTGCTGGCGACGATGTCCGGTTGCTGCAAATTGTCGAGGACCGTCCTCACGGTTTCACCGACCAGCTGCGGGACACTGGCATTACTGGCAACGCCAGACCCATTCGTGGCGCAATCGACGTACAAATCATCGTCAAAAACCTCAAGGTAGAGCTTCTCAACCCCATTGATAGTGCGCTTGACCGCGAAATACATGTCCTGATCGTCAACCCCGACAGACTTGAATTCTCCGTCAGTCTCGCACAGCGTCCATGCGTTAATATCCTGCAATCTCAGAGTGCAGAACATCGCCAGCGTGCCGTCACCATTCACCAACAGCACATAGTCAGCGTCGTCGGTGCTTGTCGACCGTCTCAAGGCCATATCTACAGGGGATTGCACCAGGTGGGAGGCCAACAAACTCAAGTTTTGTGCGCTATATGCCGTATCGGTTATCGAGAACAAGAGTTCCCGCAGGGCCTTCCCCCCTCGTTGCAGGAACATGGTTGCCCCGTCGACCTCAACGACCTTAACGCCTTTTTTGCTTCCCCGGCTGGAAGTCCGTCTAAGGACAAAGTTTTTTGGCGTGACCGCATTTTCATCAGAAATGGGTACGTAGAACTCGCTGGACTCTGAGAAAAGCTGCAGGTGCCGACCTGCATAGATATTGCAAAAAGCGCAGACATCGTCGGTCTCTGCCGTAACGTCTATGCCATAATCGACATCGGTCAGGGACGTGTCGAAGTCATTGGGATCACCGCTGCGGCTGCCCCATACGGTTTGGGGCCTGCCGATACTACCCGCCATCATCAATCGGCCTTGGAAGAAAGTGCCAGACACCGGCCACCCCCGAGCGTCCGACCAGACGTCTTCGCCGCCCTCCCCGTAGTCAAATTGCGGGATGTTGTTTAGCACCCAGGCGAATGGCTGCCACTCGTCGTCCGCACCTTGCCGCTGAACGGCCAGCGGTTGGTACGTGCCAGTGAACAATAGCAAGGTGTCAAGGTTCTGCGTCCAGTTTATTTCTGGGAGCATCTCCCCGGTTATGGCCGTGGGGATATCTCGCTGCCAGACCCCGTTTTTGTACACGGCTATATTCCTGTCCGTGGCGACCAACAGATACCGCTGAACAATTGAAAACTGGAAAGAGATAAGTCTGACCTCGCTGATAGTGCTGGTCATGTCCCACGCTTCAACAGATGCACACCGCGCCAGGGATACACCAAGATCATCAGAGCCGATCCTGGCGACCCTGGCGTACCTTGTCCCAGACGGCAACTCTCTGCGGTAGTCTTTCAGCGTATCAGTACCGACAGAACGGAAGGCCGACCCGGCGTTGCTCCATGTGCTGCCATCCGCGCTATGTTGGACGTAGAACGAATTTATTGACTCAACGGCAGCACCACCATTGGAAAGCAGTCCAAACGACCGTACGTCGAAATACCTGGGGTCTGTAGTCGCGGCCCCGAAGTCAACGGAGAATACAACGTATGGGTCAGTCGTGGAAATATTTGTGGTCGTGTCCAGATACGTGGACAAGTCGCCGTCGATCAGATTGCCGACAGTACCACCATTGACGGCAGTTATTTGCCCGGACGCTATAGCGGCATTAGAAAGGGTATAATTAAGCTGATCACGATAGCCAAGCCCAGGGCGTCTGCGTGCGCCACCTTGCGGGATAACCAAGACATTGCGCATCTTCTCCGCGCCGTTGTAATATGTCTTGATATCCAGCCTGGCGCGCAGTTCGGGGTCAAGCTCGCCGCTCGTGAAGTTCGTTTGCACATTGGTGATAGCCATCCCTACACACCCGCGAATCTGGCGTTAATCAAGGTGAAGTCTTCCAGCACCTGAGGCGGTGTTTCCTGGCTGTTCCGGCTCTTAGCGTTACCGAACAACCCGCCGTTAAAGTTCTCACTCGGCAGGCCGAACGCCTTCTGGTGCATATCCTGGGCAAGATTCTGCTGGTCCGTAATCGGGTAAGCCAGCTTCGCGGCCATCGCATACTCCATGAGTTCCACGAAATACGGGGGCCAGGACGCCTCGTCCTTATCGGTCTGGTAATCAATCCATACTGCATCGATATCCGTTAACAGCTTGTCGCCCTGAATCTCGAAATTCTTGTATAGGCTCTCGCCCTCAGAGTTGGAAGCGAAGGCCTTGATAACCCCATTCGTCAACCGGTCGCTGGGGAGCTGATATGCGTACTTCCAATAGCTCACCGGGGCCATAGTTGACCGTGCCAGTTGCCTCTTGGTTATCGTGAACCGCCAATTATGCCGGGAAAGGATGCTCTCCTTTGTCGGCTCATACAAATTGGCACACAGCGTAGACGCGTCCGTTCCGTCCTCAAAGGACTGGATAGGACGCGCACCCAGCAGGAGCAATGCGTTGGAACAAATATCGATTGCAGTAGCCATCTAAAACCCCTTTAGCGGGGCCAGGGTGAACGAACGACCGCCCACCCAAGCCCCGCACCGACCAGAAGGGAGCTTACAAGTAAAGCGTAATCGCCTTGATAGAGATAGCGGTGCCGGAGTTGCTGATAGCAGCCAGCTTCCCGCCGTCAGTACCGACGTAGTAGATCAGGTCTCCATCTTCCATCACGCCGCCCACCTCGTCAAAGGTGAAATAGCTGGCACCCTCAATAGTGATCACAGCGTCAGCACTGGACTGATACGTATGGATATTGATGGTCCCCTTGGAAGAGCCACGGACATCGAGATTGGTCTTGTCAAATGCCATGTTGTGCCTCCTTAGACCACGGTTTCGTCAATGGTCACTTCAACGATACCAAGAGCATCGATGGCGACCGCGCCCGCGCTGAACAGACCGTTGGCGAGCCAGGAGGTCTTCTGCGGGATGTAGTTGATTTCGGTTCTGAAATCGATACCGACAGCCTCACCGACAGCCGCGCTGTGGTAGAAGAAGTTGGTCCGATCATTGATGGACAGCGGCAGACCGCCTTCCGCACGATCCTCGATGAACTTGATGTCAAAGCCGAGCCAGCGGAAGATCTCTCCGTCGTACAGGGCCTTGATGGTGTTCTTGTCGAAGTCGTTCGCGTCATTGTCTCCCAGGAGCTGCTGGAGCCCGATAGCGGAGATAACCGCGTTGCGGCCTTCACCGGGAACGCCCTGCTGGTTGAGCAGCCCAGAGGCACTGCGCATCTTCGCGGTGTTCATGCCATTGACGCCGCCGACGGTATTGGCGACAGTCAGGGTGGTGGAAGCAGCGTCCATCGCATCGATGATGAGCTGGTCTTCACGGCGGGTGATAGCACCGGCGATGACTTCGGCCAGCTCCTGCTGCTCGTTGTAGTTCACCTTCTGCTGATCGAAGATGTCCGTGTATTCGGGAGCGTTCCAGTCTTCCAGGGTGGCGGTGGCCTTGGTGTGTGCGATGTTCATCGGCACGACATCAGTCTGCGGGACACGCTGGGTGGCGAGGCCCTTGCCCATCTTCGGGAAACGGTGAGTGGAACCAACAATGCCGGTACGAAGCCGGACGGTGGGACGCAGCTTGCCCATGCCCTGATAAGCATGCTTGACCATGCTATCAAAGGAAGCAATCGCGTTCTGGGTGAGATTCTTAGACATTACGTCTACTCCTTGATTGCGTTTAACCTAACTGAATTCCTAGCCAATCTTGGATTGCTGCTAGACTTTCTGTCGGGCCGCTAAGGGTTGCCGCAATGTCTATTCAGGTCCTGCACGGGGCGTTTAACGCCCGCCCCGCAAGGCGGAGAGGAGGATACTATGAAACGTCAACTAACCTTGAAGAGGCTTCATGCGTTTCTCGTTACCACCGTATTATCATTTTTGTCAACCACGCTTGGTGCGCAGGTGGCTTGTGGACGTTCCGGGTACTCCATAGCCAGCCGGGGAAGAGCCAGCAGGGGCATTGCCGAAGATCTTTTCGCCAATGGCGCTCTTGCGCTCCATGAACTGCTGGAAGTTCTCGCCGTCCTTGGCATGTGTCTCGAACTGCATGTTGTACCACGCATCGGCGCTCATGGGAGCATCGGGTCCGCTCCCCGGCATGGTCGGGATAGACATTTCTCCAGCCTGTTCACGCAACGCCTGCATGAGCTGCACGCCTGTCGCATCCCTGCCAAGCTCCATGGCCCTGGCGTACATATCGTCAGTCAGGAGCCCTTGTTCCTTGAGACCGACGACCCAGGACTTGTTCGCGTTGACGAGAGCGGCGGCGTTCTTGCCCAGCTTCTCCCGTTCAGCGTCCATGTTGAGAGGCTCGGGGAGCAATCCGTTCCATTCGATCATGACCGATTCCACCAGAGTCTTGAACTGCTTGTCCGTAAGACCAGCTTCCTTGGCCGCATTCGCCACGGCAGACATTGCCGGATCGTCGCTGGCTATCTCCTTGAACTTCTCCGTCCCGTCAGGCATAACGAATTTGCCTTCCTCGTCCTGCACGGACTTGAAATACTCTGCCGCATCTTCCGGGGACTTCCCTTGCTGGCCGTTTTTCATGCGGTTGAACTCGGCCCTGAGGTCGTTGTAGCTCTTCGCCAGGGCGTCCACGTTTACCTCTCCAGTCTCCTTGTTCAAGAACTGCTCAGGGATCTTCGTCTCGCCCTTCTGAGGCTCTTTCTCGCCCTTCTCGTCACCGGATGCCAACAGCCCTTCCGGTTGTGCCTTCTGTTCTTGCTGTTGTTCCGCAGCGTCAGCCTGCACGGCGTCTTCTGCCTGAACACCTTCACCAGAGTCCAGCAGACCGCCTTCGCCTTCCGGTTCAACGTCTGCAAAGTTCGCCAGCATGAACGCTTTCTTGAGTCGCTTGTTCATAAAATTTCTCCCTTCTGGTTATGATTAGAGCCGTCCGCGAGCGTTTGCGCGCAGGTACGTGTCTCGTACCGTCGGTTCAGATGCCAGATATTGCAACATGATATTGTACAGGGGCGGACAATACCGCTGCCACTTTCCGCCGTCGGCCTGCATTGCCTGACAGAATTCTTCCATGAGGACGATAGGATTCTTCACCGGAGCGGGCACGTCCTCTTCGTCCACGTTAACCAGCCCATCATCACGCTCAGGCTCGTCTACGGCCATATAGCGCACGAATCCGGGGCGCACCGCCTCAATCATGGAGCGGCTGGCCTTCTCGTCGCCAGCGTCCACCCTGCTCATGAGAGCGTTGACGGCCTCGATGGAAGGCAGCCCAAGCTTTGTCCAATGGTTATCATTCCCCTCGTCGAGTTTGTCCAGTGCACCTTCGATAGCCTCTTTCATGTAAATATCCATGTCTACTCCTTTTCTGCGTCTTTCACCAACCGTTCGATCTCGCGGATGATGCTGTTTTGTCCTTCCCGGAAGAAGCCATAATAGATGGCGTTTTCGCCCTTCACCTCAGGGTTGAAGCACGGCTGTTCAATCGTCTTATCCCTCAGATACCGAAGAGCCGCAATCCCATACGCTCCACGGAAGCAGGTCACAAGGGCCATCTTCTGCACCTCAGATTCTGCCTGCTCTGATTCCATATGCCGCTCGGCCTTTTCCTGTGCTACTTGTTCGGTAGGCGTGGGCGTATCGTTAAGCCCTGCCCAACCCTTAGCCAGCCAATTAAAGTTCTGGTCTTCCATATTTTGCTCCCTTCTGGTTTATTGCGGTGCCTGACCCTGTCCGGGTGACGGTTGCCCCTGCGCCTGTTGGGCCTGCATTTGTTGCATTTGAGCCTGTGCAAGCATCTGGACCACCATCTGCTGCAATTGCGTACGTTCAGTGGGCGATCTGACCAAATCAGAGTCAACGCCCATCTTCTCGCTCAGGTATTCCGGGATGTCCTCGACCTTGGCCCCGAGCATGAACGCTTCCATGCCGAGGCTCTGTACGACCTGCATCCAGTTTACGGTGCTCTGAACATCTGCAAGGTCCTGGCTCTTCGCCAACGGGCTGATAACCTGTACGTCAATCACGGAACCATTCACTCGGACCTTATCCAATCCCGGTATGTTCAGGATCTTGCGCTTGATCAGGATGTTGATAGTCCTCTGCATCAAAGGGCGTACGAACTCAGACATGATGCGCCCGAATGGGCTACCAATATCCTGCTGCAATTCACGCTGCTTGGCTATGATATACGTGGCCGACTGCACCGCGTCAGTCATATCCGGTATCTTGTCATCGAACAACGTGGTCTTGATGCTCATCTTGAGATCTTCCATGACCAGCTGGCTGACATCGAAGTTGCCGGGAGGAGTAAGAGGAACTAGGCTTGGGCCGAACGCCGCACCGGCATTACGCTGTACGGGGATGATCGCACCAGGCCTGATCTGCACCGTGTGTGGGTTCATCACGCCGTCATCTACTGCTGTCCAGACACCAGCCATCGCAAAGCTAGCATTCTTGAGAACAAGCTCCTTCGCCTTGTTGAGCGTCTTGGCATCCGGCAGAGCATAAATGACAGGGCCGCGACCATTAATCTCATTCGCTGCCTTGATCCAGCGGGTGATAATCCAGGGGCTTTCATCCATGTCCCGTTCAACGATGCGATCTGCGGCCTCTTTGCCGCTACCCTTCCAGTGGATAACGACATCATAGTACCAAGTGTCTTCCTTGTGGTCATAGTAGGTGACTTCGTCCAACCTTATTTTGCGTTCGGCGTTGCACTCTTCACTGACAAACTTGTCCCAGCCTTCCGGGAATTCGGCGTCCGGCCACGTCTCATCAATGGCCCGTGCCTCCATCTCATACTTGCGGAATACGCCGTTCACCTTGCCGTATGCGCCCTGCTGTAAGGCCACCTCGTAGAAAGGCACAGCCACGTACCGTACAGGCGCGAAATCATCACCCTCAAGCACGAGCATCACGCCTGTACCAATAGCGAGATCAAGCAGAAACTCATTTACAGCCGTATCAAAGTCACTCGACTGGATAGCGCCGAACGACACGTCCCGGATATATTCCAGAGTGCGCCGTGCTTCCGTGGTCTGCTCGTCAGGTACGGCAGGGCCGGGGACGAGGTTCGCCCACTTGCTGAACGGAGGGAACAGCTCAGACTGGATACGGTTAGCAAACCGTGCCGTGCTGGTCATCAGCGTGGAGTCGAACACCTTGTCCATCTTATGCTGGCCGGGATTCTTCGGCAGGTCGCACAGGTTGCGGTTAGGCAATGCCAGTTCATAGGCATCCTGCAACAGCGAGTGCCATTGTTCTTTCCTGGCCCACGCCTGTTCCTTGCGTTTCATCAGGCCCTTGACTGAGATTCGTGCCATAATGCTACCCGCCCAAGGTCGTGGACTTCACACCCTGTTCACCGGTTTCCTCGAACAACGTGGCCGAACGCCTACGTCCCTGCTGACCGGACAGAAGCCGCTGACGCGCTTCCAGCGTGGCCTGTTCCTCCTCCTCTTGCTTCTGGATTCTCGCCAACTGTGCGTCCTGCGCGGACGTATCGACCTTAGAGCCGCCACCGAAAATTGAGCTTATGGCTTTACCCATGGTTATTCTCCTTTTACCACGACCTTGGCCCCGAGGTACAAGAGGCGTCGGCATAATTGATATGGCGTCTGGACCTCCCAACACGAAAGGCCCAGAACTGATTTCACGACACTCACGCAGGTCATTAGCCCACGGCTTCCTAAAACTCGCTCTCCGGGCAATTGTGCGCGATATTTCAGTATAGCCGTTGCCCCCTGCCTGTAGAAATCCTTGCAGACGTCGTCCGGTGAAGCCCACCAGATGTCCACGTCCGTGTGGCTGTTCGTGTATTCGATCTTCGCCGTGTACTGGTCAGCCATCAGCCCGGGGCTTGGCTTATAGATCGTGTAGAACATCCAGCAATGGCGGAATCCGGGCTTGGTAAACCCGTCCCACCAACGGCCTTCTCCGTCCTGGAAGACGATGTACGCGTCTAAAGCCTTGTTCACGGCCACAACTCCAGGATATGAGCCCATACGTATGTCCATGTCCAGAAACAGCCAACCACGAATCCGGCCACGAGATAGAACCGCAGGTAGTCACGCCCCACGGTCTTGGCCCAATGCCATTTCACCCGACACCACAGTTTGAAATGCTCCCTTCTGGTCAAATCAATCTCCAAACACGTTAAAATCTACAACGCTAGGGTTATTCCCTGGTACATACCCGGCACCCACCTCATGGGCGTGCGGAGTACGCATATCTCGCGCCTCACCGCCACCACACAGCAAGTATCCGAGCGCATCAGCCACATCAGAATATGGATGGTCCTTACACGGCACATCGCTATACCGCTCTTCTCCGCTTACCTGTAGACGCCTGTAGCACCACTTACCGGCCAGGGCCTTGATAAGCTGCTTGCATCGCGCATTGATAATAATACCCGGCCTGCTGTCCGGCATCATGCGCCCAAACGGGGCCTTGATAGCTTGTACGCGCATCTTGACATCGTTGGTCGGCGCCGGGCTGATGGGAATATTCCGCTGTCGCATATGATCGAATGCGCTGGTTTCGAACAGTTCGTCACGCTTGAACCCCGCAGGGTCCCCCCAGGACTCGGTCAGGCTCTTGCCATCGTACCGCTGCGCCAAGGTCGCGTGTATCTGCTCGCAGAAGCGATGCAGTCCCATATCCTGGCAGACGACCTCGTCATGTATAACCCACATGCCCGTAAAAGGGTGACGTTGCCCCAGGACGAACGACGGGGCCAAGGTGCCGCCGCCGATATCTCCGCCTCCCAAAAGTGGCGCGTCGTCGATATACGGGGTATCCGGGAGTACATGCACATTCACGTTGAACTCACTGATTACGGGCTTACCGTCCGCAACAAGTCCATTGCGAGCTTGGTAATAGACCTTGATGTGCTCCTTGTCCTTGCCAGACAAAAGCTCTGGATAGTACGCACCTTTCGCTCTTGGGTCCTTATCCGGATTGACCACCTCATCAAATGGCAGATTCGGCAGGTTCTCCGCTTTCGGGTTGACCGTCCAATACGTATCCCGGCTGCTTTGGAAAATGTAGTCCTGTTTTTGTTCAATAATGCGTATGGGCTCTTCACTGACGCTCTCCCAATGGGCACCCTTGTTCTCTACCTGGAGGACGGCCGGAGGCTGCCGGAAAAACGCCCATCCATCTGGTTTCTCCCGTTCGGTCTGGCAATATGGGTGATCGTCTTCCATGGCGTTTGAATCGCCAATGACACCGCGCCAAGTGCATTCAACGCCACGGCTGCCCATGCTCGGGTATCGGCCCACGCGCTCGATGGCATTTTGAATCAGCTTCCACGGGATAGACCGAAATTCGTTGAACCAGATGATAGATCCTTCCCATGAGAGCAACTTGGCCACGTCCTTGGGTTTGTCCAGGCCGATGAATTCGACCAACAAATCCAGTCCGGTATAATTCTTCCTGGTAGGGATTTTTATGTGATGCTTGAGCGGATTGTAAACAATCTGTCCGCACGACTCCTCAGAAAACAGGGTGGACCATGTCTGCAGAGTCGTGCTGCGTAGCTCCGGCATGGTGTTGCGAACGACCATAGCCTTAAAATAGCGGGTGTTGTCATCGGGTGACGGCTCCTGAAGCAAAGCTCTGCGCATGATCTCCGTACAGCAGCCGGTGGACGTGCCGGACCCGACAGGCCCGACAATGAAGCGATACTTGCTATCATCGGTCATAAAACGCCACAAGGTCGGCGAATGCTCAAAGCTTATTTGCTTTTCCATGTCATCACCAGCGCGATAAGAACGCACGCGGCTACGCCAACCACGAAAAAGGCGCTACACGCCGCGATCATTTCAACCCACAGTCGTAACATCCCCACGCTCCGCATCCCGTTTGGGCATTCTGTATTTCTGGTGGTGGTACTGCTTGACGATCTGCACGCACTCGTCACGGCTCAGGCTGTCCCAGGGAAGGCCTTGGACGAGGCCAGACGGCAAAAAGTTCGCGCTGTGCGGGTCATGGCTGATCCCCTTGCCCGCAGCGCGCGCACTGAGCCTGTGCCGACGCATCTCGTCGCGCCCAACGCTCTCCCACCAACGTCGGGCCTCTTCGACTACGACGCAGACAGGGACGCCGGTATCCAGCACCGCGTCCGAATCGTACTTGCTCCAGTCCAGCAGGCCGCGCTGTTTCACGCCACCCAAATCTTTTATGTCTGCCATATCGTACCTAGTCCATTTTGACGGCCACGGCCTTAACCAGCGGTCCCTTGCCCCTCTGGCTCACATCGCCATTAATCCCGAAACTATCGATGTCGAAACTCATAGCTCGCCTCTCTCCATCATGCGCTGTTCGGCCCTGCAAAAGGCTAGGCAGAAGAGATTTTCGTCCTCGCAATCACCGAGCTCCACAGCCAAGTATGTCTCACCGTTTGGGTACGTGTGTTCCCAGATAGTCAAGGTGTCACCGTTGCCGTCTTTGGCCGTCGTCCTATGCATGTTCTACACTCCCTGGAAGTCTCTAGCCTTAATAGTCGCTCCGCCACCCACGAGACCACCCTTGAGGTCATCCTGCTGGTACTGAGCGCACACAGACAGCTCGATTACCCTGGACGCGCTCGGATGCTGCGGGGACTGAGCCACGCGCAACACCCAATCACGGTGCCGAGGACGCAGGCAGCGCTCGGCGAACAGGATGCCCACTTCCTCGTCCGTAAGTTCTTCTATCCTTCTGGTCTGGTCGATCATCCTTGCTTCCTCCTCTTAGCCTTCTCCGCCTCTATCGCTCGGCCCTGGCGTTCAGCATCAGACTTGCGCTTGTACACCTTGCCGTGCTTCCCCCAGCGGTAGCCACCTTTCACCTTGTGGACAGGCATCACAGCACCACAGCGAGAGCCAGCCCGACGAAGAAAGCACCAGCTGCAACGATGTACGGCCAGTACTTGGCCCAGAAGCTCTCTGCGGCGTCCTCAGCCTTCTTGTACGCCTTCTGCGTCTCTTCCTTGAGCTCGTTGACAGCGTGTTCAGCTGCGTCCCCAGCCTGTTTCTTGATCTCGTCAATCTTCATGGTCGGCCTCCTTCGGGGCGATAATGGTTAACCCGGTGAACGCTGAGCCGTCACCTGTGTGGTGCTGCTCTACGCGGTCGCCGTACTTCTTAGGCATCCTCTTGGCGGCAATCCACTTCCTGGCATCCACCATGAGCCTGGCTCTGTTGATAGCATCATGATTAACGGCTGGGTACTCTTCGCCGTCCTTACCCACCCTCATGACGACATCGTGTCGGTTGTCATCCGCAATGGCCTTAATATCCTCAACGTCCAACTCGGTGAGCATGTCACGAGCTCGCGCGTAGCGTTCCGCAAACTCCTCGTGGATACTCAACCACTTGAACATCGTAGATACAGCAATCCCTTCCGCTTTGCATATTTGACGAGTGGTCTTTTCGTCTATGACCATCTCACAAACACGATCGACGAACTCTGATGTGTACTTTGTCGGTCTTCCGCCTGGCATCGTCACTTACCGATAAGCTATACGTTCACACCAAAACACCCGTAGCATTTATCAGGACCAGATGCATACCCGCACCGTTTTCCCGGAGGCGGCTGGCTGGGCGTCGTCCCCTTTGTGGTTTTTATACCACGTTCCAGCTCTTTTATACAGTCCTGTTTATCGGCTTCACCTCGGGGACGCTTGGAGTGCGCGTCTGGCCTCATCGCCTATCCGAGATCACGCCAGGGCCGGGTCAGCCCGCTATGAGACACCGTTTATAGTGACTCCTGTCACTGATGCCGCTTTCTGTAGCCGTATCCCCTGGTTTTCGCCATCTGCACATGCTGAGCATGTACGCGCTTGAAAAACGGATACCACTCAGCCATTACACACGGCTGAGACGATCTACAAATGCGGTGAACTTGGCACCGGAGGTAAGGCTTGCCGGGGTGAACTTGATCTTGTCGTATCTCCCGTTTGCCGTCTGGGTGTCCGGGGCCGTGCAGTCGAACGTGTTGCCCAACAGCACATAGTCAGACCCACCACGGGGCAGGGCTGAGATGGAAACCGTGCCGCCTGAGGCCGTTCCGGTAGTGATCTCAAGAGAAAATTGGAGACTGGCATAACGCCTGTCCAGGATCTCGAACTCGACAGCGGTCGCGTTGTCCGCGCTCTCCTCACTCAAAGGCCAGTATTCGCTACTCATGACAAACTCCTATATAAACGCTGATTTAATCATTTCATACACGGTCCTGATAAGAGCAATGGCAGTCAAAAGTGACACTACACCGACCACAACCCAACCAATGGCTTCACGTACTGTCACCGGTTTTGTGTGTTGCTGCTCTTGGATAGGGCATACCGGACGATATTTTGCAAGTTCCTCCTGCACGATCTTGCGTATTTCGTCGCTGATTTCCCTGTCCATGGACCATCCTTTCTACCCCGCCAGAATCTTATAAATCAATGCAACCGATTGGGCCAAGACCACGGTGAATAGGAACCAAGTCATTTTTTGGAGATGCCCGATCTGGACGGCACGGGAATCACATGGCAATTGAGATAACCGTTTGTCATGTTCACTAACCTTGGCTTGCAGCGTGGCTTTTATCTCACGGACATCCTCAGATGTGGCCGCTGTCCTTTCATCCAAACGAATGAGGAGTTCTGAATACCCGGTCTCGGTCATCATCACTCCTCATCGACTAGCATCTCTTTGTATGCCGGGTGTACAGCAGACATGTCCAGGCGGGTTGTCAGCGGGATGGCTTGGCCTCTTCCGTGACAATCCAATTTGGACCATGATTCAAACTGCTGTGGGTAAATCGTTATCTCCATGCACCCCCTGTAAACTGTTTTCCAATTTTGTGCAACTACGCCACCTCAGCGGTTTTGACGTTCCCGGTGTATAGGAACATGCGCTCTTTTGGGGTCAACATTCCAGACGGGTCTATGACCCGTGAATCCCTCTTGCGCTTCTTCCGGGACCGACCAGTATTCTTCACAATCTTCATTCGTATTCTCCCTGTTTAAGTGCTCTGCCCAGGCTCGGACCTCGGCCAGAGGCGAAGGTTTAGGTTCCACCCAGTACGGCTTAAAAGCTGCCGAAAGGATAGCACACGACACGATGGGCAACAAGATCAGGAGCCGCATTACGAGACCAATTCAAAGTGGACCAGATCCTGGAAATCCTGGTCGGTCACGGGTTCTCCATCCATGTCCCAATTGCCGCCCCATCGGACCTTGAACCCGAGTGACGCGGCGATGCCGAGGATGATGCCCGCCATGTGGCAGCAGTGGGCCTTGTCATACGACAGATTGCCGTTGATAAATGGCGCGACATCCACGGCCCTGGAGGGTTTCGAATTGTGCTTCCCGTCAGGGTACCTTACCCGGCTTCTGCCCTCGTCATAGTACCGGTTCTGCGTGGCCTCGTCCCGGTACCCGTTCGTTATGGTCAAGTCCATAATCCCGGTCTTCAGGGCTGCCCGCATGAGTATTTGCAACCGTGGGTGGCAGGTCTCCAAACGCTTCAAAGACACTTCGCTGAATTTGTACATTACGGCCTCCAACTGGGTCTTACTTTTGCGATACGTTCAATGGTCACCTTGCCGGCCAGTCCGAGCATGGCGACGACCAGTTCCATTAACCCGTCGGCGCTGGCAGGGAACGGCGGCATGGAGTAGATGTCTGCCCCCCACGCGGCCTGAATCCACAGCACTGCGGCCAGCGCGTATTGCGGGATAAAATACATGCCGATGGAGATAGACGCTATCCAGCCTAGCGCATTGTGCCATGACCATTTACCGGCCTTTTGGGCCAAGGCCTTATTAATGTCGCGCTGGTCCTGATGGGGTTTGTCCTGCACCTGAGCCATCAGGCGCTTGGCCTCTTCCCGCTCCTCGTCGGACGTGAAGAGGTTATCCAGAACCTGGCCTATGCCTGTCGCCGCATCGCCCACCTCCTTTCCGATCCCCAAAAAACTCAACATGCCCATATGGCCTCCTATTTTTGTCTGCCCTTTATAGTGCCTAGGTAGTTGTACATCACTGCCCTGGCCTCGTCAAAACCTCTGCACACCTCGACTCTGTAACCTACATCGCGCAACGCCTCTATTTTTCTCTTCTGAGTGGATGAAACGCTGTACGATTTTTTGCGCTTCATCTCGATGTAAAGACCGTGGTATCCCCGGCACGGGAAAGCGAACGTAATATCTGGAACCCCAGGCCGTACGCCCTCATCTTTCAACCGCTTGGCGACGATCTTGTTCCGCTCTTGGCCGTTTGGCGTTGCCCACAGCAGTCCGAGCAGATCATCGGAGAGGAACCATTGCGCCCACTCGAAAAAGGCGACCTGTTCTTCGTGCTCGTAGGGAATAAGCTCTTTTTTCACAATTCCTCCGCTTCGCCGTCTTCGCCCCGCTCTCGCCCCACCAGTTCATGGAACGGTGCGCCGGACCTGTATCGTTCAATGTCTCGCTGACTCAGCCCGCCACCAGCACCGTACAGGGCGAGCAAGGCGATGTCCGCCCCGCTCAGTTCGCGATATTCGCCGGTCTGTTCGTCGTAGACATGCATAGTGCTACCCCCTGAATCCACGGTTGCCGTTGTTGAGCATGGCCAGCCGCGCCTCGGAATCGCGCGCCCTGGTCCTGGCCGCGCGTTGGTCCTTGGTCACCCACGACCAATCGCAATCAACGATGGGCACCATGTTTGACCCGGCGTGAATGGTGAAATCTATCTCCTGGCCCTGCGGGTTGGGAAACGACACCGGCGTCTTGCACTTGGTGATGCGCATGTAGTTGGCGTGCCCGTCGAAAAAGATGGACAGACCGAGGCGGGCCTTTTCCAGCGTGAACTCGGCCCCGCGGGCCAGGTCAGCACCGGACTTCTTTTGCAGGCACACGATAGCCACACCGCCCTGGAGCGCATTGTGGATCTGCTGAATCTGCTGGCCCACCTTCCAGAACTCGTCGAGATTCTCCATGTAGTCGATGACGTTCAGGCCGTCGGGGTCGACCACCAGGTGAAAATCACGGGTGCGGGAATACGGTTCGAGACCGCTGCTCCACAGGTCTTGGCGCTGGTCGATGGCCATGAGACGGCCCCGCAACTCAGCCGGGTGCATCTCGGAGTTAAACAGGCGGACGCGATCATGCGCCCCGCCGAACGCGGCCAGGTTGCGATAGATCGTGTTCAGCACGAACGCCGTTTTGCCCGCGTTCGTCTCCCCGGCCACGATGATGACGTTGCCGGGAGAAATGATGACTTTCTCATTCAATCCGAGCGGGAGCCAAAGCGGATACGGTTCAACCTGTGCAGTCTGCCAGTCCATGGGAACCAAGTCGGTATCGACACGGTGATACCAGCCGTTGCGGTGTTCATCACGCTCGATCAGTTTTTGCCGCACCAACTCGTCAAGTAGCTGGTCGCGCAGTCGGACATTCTCAACGCCCGTCTCCTTCGAGAACACATAGGCAGAGAACTTACCTCGGGCTCGGCGCACCCACCGCTTGGCCAGAGCGATTGATTGGGCTAGGTCTTCGCCGGAGAACTCAGGCAACCGCATACTGCTCCTCCTCGGTGTCGAATCGCTTGGACAACCTGTCCAGGTAGCACCGCGCCTGGTCCTCGCTCAGAGCGACCTCCGGGAGGACGGCCAATCCGAGGGCAACATCCCAGTCAAAGCCGGACTCCGCGAAAATATTTGGCAACGTCACCGGCTGTCCGATCTCGTACAGGGCACGCATGGCCTCGAAAATAGGCCATGCCTCGCCGGTGGAGATGAATGCCAGACCGTCGGCCTCGGGAATCAAGTGTGGGTTTTGCCACAGGCCGGACAACGCCCACATGCGCAGCTCGGACAAGCTGATTGCGTCGATGATGCTACGCCTCATACTTGCCCTCGATGACCTTGTTGAAATTCGTGGGCCGTACCAGCCACTCCAGGTCGGCCTGGAAAGGGGCCTTGCCTTCGCACCCGTCGACCAGCCCCATGAGAAACGGGCATCCACGGACGTACTCGAAGAACCCACGCCACCAATCCAGGCTTTGCCGTTTCTGCTCCGACTTCCATCTTGCCCTCAGCAATTTCTCTCGATTGGCATCCCAAACGCGTACCTTTCTGAGCTCCGGCAAGACCTCGTGATAAAGTGCGATGATTTCCTGGTGAGGGCAGCGAGGAGGTCCGGCAGACGAAGTCTGTGGACAAGTACCCGTTAGGGTACTCTCTTCTTCTTCCGGAGAGGGAGAGGGAGAGGGAGAGGGAGAGGGAGAGGGGGCATTGCTACAATGTGCTTGTGGCATGCTCGTAGCATGCTCGGAGCATTTTTTAGCTTTGCCCCAACGTGCTTGAGCAGCCTTCTTAGCTTTGGCTGAACGCTCTTCTGCATGGGCCGCGTAGGCGTTGTGTTCTGCCCACCCGTGAATGGACAAGACGCCGTTTTCATCTTCATCGAGCAACCCGATAGAGACAAGTATCTGCACAAATTCGTGGGGATCATCTTGCCAGTTGGCATCAAGGGCTATGTCCTCGGCGTCCATGCCGTGCAAAACGCCTTCCGGCCGCGTCTCGGCAACCATGAGCATCAGGTCAATGAACGCGAGAACTCCTTCTGCCCCAAGCCTGAGTTGCAACTTTTTCCGCTTCCTGTGGTCGCGGAATGACGTTTTGATGCGAATATCATAGTTCACAGATTATGCCTCCACCCCACGTTTCCGATTCGCGAACCACGAACAGACCTTGACCACCCACCCGGGCACCACCACCTAGCGACACCTTCAAGGCCGAACAACTCTTCAAGCTCGACCATAAATTCGTCGCTTGAGGCGTCTGAAAAGTGCTTGAACCATCTCATGCTTAATTGCCTTTAGGTGTATCCCAATACGCGCTTTTGCACTTAGGACAAATTTTTGGCAAAGAACTATCTTTTTCTATTGCCCATTCATCAAGACTTTTCATTTTTTATAACCTCCATTAATTCTTTTGCTTCTTTACGCAACGAGGTAGCAATATTATATCCGTCACAGAACGGAGTTTTCATTTCAGAAATTGACTTGACAAAATATTCAAGATTATAAATGCGGTCTTCAAGTTTTTCGATCTTTTCATCATATCCTGATTCAACTTTTGCGATAACATCTTTAATCGGCAGGTCTGCTAATTCTTGTTCTTCAAATGAATGGAACGACTCAGCGCAACTGCTTCGACCACAAATTTTACAACTCATAACCAACCCCTACTCCTGCTCTTTGGATTGTTCGTACTTGGCGGCGACAGATTCAAGCATCTTCCACCACCAAACGTTTCCGATTCGCGAACCACGAACAGACCTTGACCACCCACCACGGCACCACGGCATACCGCGCCTTCGTGCTGGCGATATCGCGCCGGAGCATGTGCGCATCGTACTTGGCTTCGAGCCAGCGGCGTTTGTAGTGCGGACGAGGCATAAGGTTAGTCTTGGTAATTATTCTTTGTGCATTCAGCGTTGTCGATCATCCACTTGATATGTTCCTGGATGACCTCAGACGGGACGCCAAGGCACTTGTAAGCGGCGATCTTATCCGCCCGAGGGAAGGCGTCGCCACGCAAATGAAAATTGATAGCCGTTGACGATATGCCTAATTCCTTTGCGGCCTTTGGTGCCGTCCAACGGTTGGCCTTAAACCATGCCTTGAGTGGTGTTTCGTTTTTCATAGCCAAAAGCTACCATGACAAGTGTAGGGAGGCAAGGAAAACTTTATCGAATTGATTAAAAAACTTATTGACTGGCGCTCAGGATTTGATATTCTGACTTCACCGACGCACGAGAACACCCCGAACACGCTGCGCAGACAGCCAGCAAGTAGGGGCACCGGGCGGAGGTAACGCCAGAAGGCCGCAACAGAAAGCCCGCCCGCAAGGGGAGAACGGGAAGTCCACGGGAGGCCAGGCGTAGGAAACGCCGAACAGGACACAGACAGGGAAGGAGAGGACAGGCATGAACCAGTACGCAGAACACAACCCCAAGTGCTACGAGTGTGAGCAGTGCGAGGATTACCCGGGTGGCCGAATGGCTACCTGCATGACCGCCAGGGACGCCGTGCAGGAATGCACCGGGGTTGTCGCCTCAGAGGTCAAGTTTGATCCCGACCATGACGCCGGACATTGTCCCGATTTTGACCCCACGCAGGAGTGTCTGAACCGCATTGCCGAAGACGCGCTCCAGGAGGAAGTCAAACGCGGGCTGTACCGGGGCACCGATTTTCCCGCCTCGCTCAGGTGGTGCGGGTAGGCTTTACGGAGCAGACAAATACCATTCCCACCGCCGACTTGTCAGGCCACCGTGTTGTCGGCGGGAGATTGTCGAAACGGGGCCAGGCTCTACCTTCTCTCACCATTGCCAGGCAACCGGCGGCCTGGGGGCCGAAACGCCGGGGAATTTTCAACCAAGCGAGGACGATATGACCACTACGACAGCACTCGGACACCGCATCGACAAGCGCACACGGACCAGCGACGGGACGGAAACGTGCCGCTATTGCGGTGACATCATCCCCGAGGGGGAGCAGTACCAGCAAGAGACAGTGTCTATCGCCGGTAAGAATGTCGAAGTGTCGGTGTGTGCCCCGTGTCTCAAGGCCCGTCCGGCTGGCGACTGGTGCGCGGCTATCACCATCGGTGGTGCCGTGGTTATCACACTGTCCGTGGCTGCTGCCGTGTTCGGCGGGTAGGTTATGAACCCCGGCATCTATACCGACATGACCAACGAGGCATACCACGCCGAGCGGTCGGCAGTGTCCAACTCGGGCATTAGCAAGTTGGTCCAGAGCCCGGCCCACTTCCGCGCGTACCTGGATGAAGGGTTTTCCGAAACCCCAGCGTTGATCTTCGGCCGCATCGCTCATGAGGCCATCCTTGAGCCGGATCGGTTCGCCTATGCCGTAGCCCCGCAGGTAGACAAGCGTACAAAGTCTGGGAAGGCCGAGTGGGCGGACTTTGAAGCTGAAAACGCGGACAAGCACATCCTGACCAGCGACGACGAGAAGGCCATTCTGAGGATGCGCGACAACGTGTATGCCCACCCTGCCGCCAAGGCAGCTCTAACAACATCCAAGGGCCGCGCCGAGGTGTCCGTGTTCGGATACCAGGGAGATCAGTCTGGAGAACTCTGCAAGTGCCGTCCCGACTTCTGGCGCGACGACAACATCATCGTTGACCTCAAGACCACGAACGACGCAGGGCCGCACGAGTTCAACCGCTCCGTGTTCAAGTATGGCTACCACCGGCAAGCGGCCTTCTATCTCAACCTATGCAGCCGCGCCAAGGCCGAGAAGCAAGAGGCGTTCATCTTCATCTGCGTGGAGAAGACGACGCCCTACGCTGTGGCCGTCTACATGGCTGACGCAGAAATGATCGAATATGGGCGCTGGCAGTACGAACGCGCCCTGCTCACCCTGGCCGAGTGCAAAATCAACAATTACTGGCCTGGCTACTCGGAGAAGATCGAAACTATTTCTCTGCCCGCCTGGGCAAAGAAGCAAATGGAGGACGCAGCATGACTAATGTACCCGCCAATCATTCGGATACCATCGCCGGGTTGCTGGCCAAGCAGGCCCCGGCAATCGCGAGGGCAATCGGTGGGCTAAGCCCTGCCGAGCAGCAAAAGCGTGCCGAGCGATTCACCCGCGTTGCCCTGACAACCATCAGGAACAATGAAGGATTGATGAAGTGCAACCCACAAAGCGTCATGGGGGCGCTCATGCACTGCGCGAGCTTTGACATGGAACCGGACGCACGCGGTCTTGTGTGGCTCGTCCCGTACAAGGGCGAGGCGCAGTTCCAGCTCGGATACAAGGGGATGATTGAACTGGCTGTCCGGTCGGGCGCGGTCAAGTCAATCCGGGCCGAGATCGTCTATGAGTCCGAAGTCGAGGCTGGGATGTTCGAGTACCATGGGGGTACCGAGCAGACCATCAGGCACGACATCGATTTTTTAAAGCCCGAACTCCGTACCGGGAAAGTGGTCGCGGCCTACGCTGTGGCCGACATGTCCAACGGGACAAAAGCACTGGCCGTCATTGACAGAGCTCACATCGAGAAGAGGCGCAAAGCTAGCCAGAGCGCAAGCAGCAGCTATTCCCCGTGGCAGAAGTGGACCGAGGAAATGATCAAAAAGACGGCCATCAAAGAACTGTGCCGCACTCTCCCGCAGTCCATCGAAAAGCTCCACCGCGCCATTGCCCTGGACAATGAATACGAGGCCAGAGTCATCGCGTCCAAAGATGCACCAGGCCAGAGCCTCGACGTAGAAACCCTCAACGCCAAGATCATGGGCGAGCAGAAGGACGAGCCCATCTGCCCCATCACCGAGGCACCGGTCAACGTGGACGACTGCGTGGACTGCGAAGAGGCAAGATCCTGCGCCAGCAAGGCCGCATAGACCTCCACACCCATCCACCGCGCGGGCCGGGGCAATCCTTTCCATGTGCCCCGGTCCGCCAAAAGGAGACAATCAGATGAATAAGCTCAACACCAATATCAACATGGCAGAACCGAGCCGCGAGAAACTGCGTCAGCTTGGCCGTGACGCCCTCGCCAGCAAATTCCGCAGCGCGGCCTTGCAGTGCACCCTGAAATTCAGCCTGAACGCCGACGACATCAACGAGGTGGCCTGCGAGATCGCCAGAGAGATCGAGGCCTACACCGACGAGTAGGACGTCGAGGAATGGGGATCTATGACCCAGGAGGAGCGGGACAAAGAGTGCCAGGACGCAATGTGGGATATGGTCGAGTGGGGATACGACACGGAAGGATAGCAACCTACTGAACGATCTTTTAATTTTGCTCCGGGTCAGGAGAAAAACCCCATGCCGTGATTGGTTAGAGCCGCGTCACGACATGCAGGGCGGCGCAACCACAAGACCAACTCATTGGAGCAAAACAAGTCCCGGCTTTGTCCGGGCAGCTTGAGCAAAGGGGCCGCTCGCCGGTAAGGGCGTGTCAATACCTCGGCAGATGATGGTCACGCCGCCCCAGCTTAAATTTGATCTTTGACAATCGATGTTTTGAAGGAAGGCGGCGGCGTGGAAAGCTGGGGGAATTTTGTGTGCCCCCTGGAGACACGCAACTGCATTGGGGAGTAAAGGTGGCCTCTGTACCCACCGGCATAAAGTCGACGAGCCAATGTGGTCACTTGGGCAGCATTTGAGCCGGAGTAGCGCCCGGCCCGCCTTCCCCCAAAGCACCGAAGGACAGAAGTTCGAAGGTCGGTGCCTCCTGCGGTCTGGGTGGTCCAGGCCGTTGGAACAGTCCCTCGGAGGGGCGGCGCTTTTAGAGGTTTATCTCCGCGCCGCCCGGAAACAAACGAATGGAGAAACGGAAATGAAGGCAATACTCGACGGAAGCCATCTGGTTATTGACGGCGAGCGTTTTGATTTGGGCGGCTCTCTGTACCTGCGCGGCACCGGCATCACCTCGCTGCCCGACAACCTGACCGTGGGCGGCTATCTGGACCTGGAAGGCACCGGCATCACCTCGCTGCCCGACAACCTGACCGTGGGCGGCTATCTGGACCTG